ATGTCTTGCCAATTACTTACACGTATAACTTCAGGATGATCAAAGTCTTGATTGTATGGATGGTCTATTAATATAGGCTTTAAACCGTATTTGAGCCCGGCTACAGCGTTCTTTGGCTTGTCCTCCACCCAATACAGTCCGGTGTTGTGAAACTCCGCTAATGCTGAATCTTTGTCAGCACCAGTACCTAGAATATGATAATTTGTGAAAACGTGATCACCAAATAACTCTCCAAGTCTTTTCTTCCTTAATTCCTGTGCAGGTATATCTGAAGTTTGGGAAGTGATTGGAATAAAAGTCCAACCTTCTGCGGCCAATAGTTTTACCCAAGTTTGTGATTCAAGCATTGGACGTTGGGTACCCATCCAGGCACTTCTATTGAATTCTCTAATCTCTTTACGGATTTCGGTTACTGTCAGACCAAACCTCTCTGCCATCTCGTATGTGTTCTCTTTGTTTGGCAGTAATCTATATGGATGGTACCTGGCACCTTTTTCGTCAAACAGTGTTCGTTGTAACATCCACTTTGTGAAATGGTGTTCCCATTCCAACAGGACTCCGTCTACATCTGTGAGTATGATTCTATTTGATGTCTGCATCTTCCATACCTGCTACTCTCAGTTTCACAATGTTTGTGATCTGCCATTGTTTCTGATCCAGTCCTTTGGTTATGCCTAGCCATTGATTCCTTATCAATGCGAAGTCATTTATTATTTTGTCCATATCAACAACATCATCCTCACCGTCAACGTACTTCTCTGCGTCTCTGCTTGACAGTGCTCTGTTGTAGTTTTCTAAATACTTTCTGAAAGTTTTTGATCTCAGTCTTCTCAACTCTATGTTTAGGTATTCGAGTATTGCTTCTAGTTGTTGCAGTTGACTGAATCTCTCTTCTACGATACCTGGCAGTGAGGCACTGGCTCTTTCAAGATTACCATATATCTTGCACTGCTTCTTGGCCTCTAACAACTCTTTGTCAAAGTATGCTACACAGTCTGGTATCTTTGATAGGTTCCTGCTGACTTCGTTGTACCAATTAATCATCTTCGCCGTATCCGTCTGACTCTTCGTCTTCTTCGAACACAGTGTTGATCGCTTCTTCTAATTTGGGATCGTATTCAGCAGACGCCTTGATCTCGTGGTGCTCCACTCCTATGTCCTCTAGGCTCTTGATGAAGTCTATGGCACAATCCAGTTTCTGTCTCTCTGGAACGTAGTGTGTTATGGAGTTCCATAACCTTTCGATGTCCTCGTGTGTAAAGTCTATCATTACTCTTCTTTTTTACTCTTTGTCTTTGGTTTTGTTTCAACTTCGATAGGGGCATCTGTATCTTCCATCTCTGTAGGAACCTCTTCTTTAAACTCTGCCATTATCATATCTAATTTATCACCAGTCCACGCTTTTCTGAAATCGATGTGTTCCTTACCTGCTTTATCAATGTATTTCAGCCTGTTTCCTGTTTGAACTAAAAGACCTTTTTTCTCGAACAGGTCTACAAGTCCACTGTATGGATCCATTCCAGTATCGTAAGGAATCTTAACCTGCACACCTTCAAAAGGTTTGGCATATCTGGTCTTCATTACCTTACAAGCGGCTCTTATACCCCTCACATCTGAAACCTTGTTTCCTGCTTCATCTTCTTTTAATTTTAATTTCTTCATTGCAACCACAATACTTGATGCATAGATAAATCCTTGTCCGCCTGATATCTTGTCATCTGGATCGAACATATCTTGCGATGCGTATGTGTGATTGGTTGCTATAAGTCCCACATTCCAACTACCGAACATGTTCACACAGTTCCTTACAAGTGCCGTTAGTGCTTTGGGTTTTCTACCTAAATCACCTTTCATGTCACCTGCTTCAAACTGATTAACGTCTGTTGGTGTAAGCATCATGCCTAGACTGTCTATAACGAATAGCACTTTAGGTGCACCTTCCTTGTTATCTGCGTGTTGCTCTTTGTAACCTTTCATGAACTCTGAAACAGTTTTTGCAACATCATCAACCATTGACATACTTAATTTCAAAAGTTTGTCTTCTGATGTGTCCACTTTCAATGCTTGTAACCATTTCTCATCTAGTGCGTTCTCTGTGTCAATTAGTATTACAAAAATACCTTGCTCTTGTGCATTCTTGATAATGTTTCCAGATGCTATATAACTTTTACCTGCTCCTGATTCGCCCGCAAGTACAGTTACCTTGCCTAATGGAATACCTTTGTTGAAATCACTGGTCATTAAATAGTTCAATGCGTAATTTCCTGTTGAGATCCAATCAGTGGGATCGCTGAATCCAATACCTAAACCTTGTATGGACTTCGTGATGCTCTTTCTAAATTTTGTTGCGTCAAATACTTTTGTCATTTTTAATTCCTTTCTATTATTATATTTGCTTTACTGTCTTTTGTCAAATGTCCTATGTCTATTATTTCTACTTTACCAATTGGTAGTAGGCCAATTCCGTGTTCCTTAGCGAAAGGGTCAATTTTTTTGTCCTTGCACCATTGAATAAAATCTGGTTCAAAAATACTTTGTTTGTTGTTTAATGAAATAACAATATCGGCGCCAATGTAATGATTATTTTCTGTTGCATCATAATCAAATGGCAAATCATCTTTCCATAGGTCCACGTAACTTTTGCCTAATTCATTGTATGCAAGATAGACTTCGTTTTTTGTTTCATGAAATTGGAACAAATTGTGCTCTTGCTCCGTCAGTCTGATTCTCGGATTGGTTTTTCTTTTTTTGGTCCATTGTATAGGCAGTGTATCGAGGTTGTTTATATTTTTGTTTGAACAATGTTCTAAAGCATGTACACAGAAATTTAAATCTCTTATATTTTCTTTTACGTTCATTGGTGCAATTAGCATTAATTTAGTAGGGTTGTCATGCTTTCCGTTAAGTTTTTCAAATGCGACATGCAGTTCATTGTAAAAGTTCTGATCATCCCAATTGATTTTTTCTGGAAGTTTTATAAATTCTTTTTTAAGAAACTTATTAATATTTTTAATCGCGTTTAGTAATATGTCTCTTATTTCTACATGCGAACGTAGTGTAAAAAACGTCCGCACATTATCTATGTCATCACCGTCGCCGACATAAATGGATTCAATCAATTGTTTCCACTTTGCGGCAACGGTGTTGTCATATAAGGTAATACGAAACGCAGGTTTGCCGTCGATTTCGTATAACATTTGCCAGATTATTTCGCTTGTCTTGATCTAATCAACTTCAAGATGTCTTCTGCTCTCTTGGCACTGTCGCCTGCCGGAGCCGCCGTTGCCGGAGCCGCCTCAGGTTGTGGTGCTGGTGCACTCTCAGTCACTGGTGTTGCCGCTGGAGCCGATGCTGTTGGTACTGCCACCTGTGGTTTACCTTGGTAAGCCACGCCCGCTGGTCTGAAGTACTGACCATACTGCTCAAGATCATAAGCCTCACCTTCCACAGATTTCGCAAATAGTTCTGCGATTATCTTAACCTCTGCTTCTGTTGGTTCTTTTGGTCTGAAGTCACCCAGGTTGTGTAACCCGTGTGTGTCGATCGCGGCTCTCTCTGCCTCGTCCAACGGTCTTTCCCTTCTTGACCATTTCGATGTTGAGTAGTCAGCATAACCACCTTTGGTTGTTTTAGTGATCCTGAAGTCCACACCTTTCAAGTAATCAGTCGGCATTTCTTCCATCTCTGGATCCATGAGTGCCCCTCTGATTATGTTGAAGATCTGAGGTCCAATGATGAATCTTCTGATTGGGTTCTCAGGTGTTGAGTCTTCTGCTAGTGGATTCGTTGTGACAAAACCTTGGAAGATGTAACTTTTCTTTTTCCAATATTTTCTGCCCATGTCTTCCATGCTCTTGTCTTTGAACCACGGTCTCACCTCTGTGAGTACTGGACAAGTCTTCCCATACATCTCCATGCACGGTACTTGCACTGTCACTGGTCTAGAATCGGTCTGACCTTTGATACCAGCGAATGGTAACTTGATCATGTTCCTCTCAGTCCAGAAGAATGTGTTGGTCTCGTCCTTGTCTGGTAAGAACCTGACCACTGCTTCTGATCCTTCTGCTATGTTCCAGTGTGGGTAGATGGCGTTGTCTCCGCCTGTGTTGGAAGTGGAGCGATTCACTTCTTGAGATTTCAACTTCGCTCTTATTTCAGCCAATGATGCCATAATGTAAGCCTCCTTTATTGTGCCTATGTTGTTGTTTGCCTAAATGTATATCAGACATATAGTACGTAATATACAAC